CAGAAATAAGAAGCGAGCAAAGAAGAAGTTAAACAAAAAAGAAGAGGAGTAAGCTATGTCATTGGTAAAAGGTAAGGCATTCTGGGTAAAGGTTCAAAGTCCCGACACTGAGTATGAGCCAAAGTGGAAGGCAGATCTTGAAGTATCTGAGGAAGATGGTGCTATACTCAAGGGCCTTGGTATGATCCCTCGGTCAGTAGAGGGGGTACCCTCTGATACTCGTGTACAATTTAAACGTAAGTGCGAGAAGATGGATGGCTCAAAGAATGAGCAACCTATCCTAGTGGATAAGGATAATAAGAGATTGACTTCTCTCATTGGTAATGGTAGTGATGTTATTGTACAGTACAGAGTGTACGAGACCACATACAAGGGTAAGGTATATCAGAACTTTGATTTGCAGGGTATTAAGGTAATGAATCTTGTACCTTATGGTAGTCCTGACGGTGCTGAGTTTGGTATAGTTGAAGAAGAGTTTAACGAGGATAACCCATTCGCATAAGGAGGTGTATAAGCTATATTCTTATACGCATATAATCTTTTAGAAGAGTATGGTTTCATTCGTATTGGTAGGTATTGGGTGGAGGAGGGTATGTATGGGTTATACCATACAACCTTCACCGCCTACCATATTTTAATCAAGAGAAAGGGAATGGAGAACCACTGGTATGATCGCTAAATGTACATGCGAATGTGTACCGTTGTACTGTATGTATGGCTGAGAGGAACGTAGGTAAAAAGTAAAAAGAAATAATGAGGGGGACTTATGCAAGCGCTGATTGATGGGGACCTCATAGTATACAGTGTAGGGTTCGCCGTAGACGTTAGATATTATGAGGTTGATAGCCGTATCTTCAAGTATAAGAAAGAAGCTGCTACCTACTGTGAGTTCCATGAGCTTGATAAAGAGGAGATAACCTTACGTCAGTTCCCTGGTAGTCTGCACATGGCAGTCAAAACTATAGATCACCTACTAGATAAAATACAGAAGGGTGCTGGTTGCGATACACGAAAAGTTTACCTCACTGGTAGTGGGAACCATCGTGATGCCATTGCTGTGACACACAAGTATAAGGGTAATAGAGAGGGTACAGAAAAGCCATTTCATTACAATGAGATCAGGGCATACCTAATCAATGTACACACTGCGATTGTTGTGGATGGTATGGAAGCTGACGATGCCTTGGGTTTAGCACAGACAGAGGGCACTGTCATCTGTAGTAAGGATAAGGACTTGAACACTATCCCAGGGAAACATTACAACTGGGATAAATATGATGATGGTGTCTACACTATTACAGCGGATGAAGCATCCATCTATTACTATGAGCAAGTACTTACTGGTGATGTTACTGATAACATCATCGGCCTCAAGGGTGTTGGTCCTAAGACAGCATCAAAGATGTTAGCTAATTGTAGCACGGCAATGGAAAGGTATCAGGTATGTAAGAGGGAGTATGAGTTGAGACTAACCTTTGATAGGCTCATAGAGAATATGAGGTTGCTGTCTATACTTGGTGGTAATCATCTGGATATATTGGAGGAAACATGAAGCATGTTTAAGGAAGTAAGCAATGGGTTGAAGGTTAAGCCAATGTCAGTGAATCAATCCTATCTTGGTAGAAAGAGGAAGAGCTCTGCATATCATGCATATGAAAAGTATATCATGACACAGATAGACGCACAGCCGCTACCTAGTAAGGGCTTACTGCAAATTGATTTTGTATTTGGTGTCTCAACAAGGTCTGCTGACTTAGATAATCCTATCAAACCGATTCTGGACTTATTGCAAAAGATACATCAGTTCAATGATAATAGGGTATACAAGTTGACAGCAGAGAAACACATAGTAGCTAAGGGTGAGGAGTATCTTTACTACAGAATACACTCCTATGTCGGTGAGGTAAATAAAAAACTAGAGGAGGTGACTAATTGGCATGGACTTTGATGTAAAGGAAATGGTAGCGGTGTGGGAGGATGAAGACTTCTACTGCTACCTATCAGATGCAGATCAATATGTAGCGCAATTTGGAGAGGACTACTCCGTACTATTATTTCATGAGCTAGATCCAGATCAACAAGATAGTCTACTATAGGATATAAAAAACATATGATTAAATACTTTATCTTTATCTTCGACACCGGAGAGGTTCTTGAGTTCAGTAACGAGGAGGACACCAATACCTACATTATGGACACTTACTTATTGAAAGGTAAGTTTGCCTTAGTAGTTGGTTTTAGGCAGGCTTAGGGGGGCACCCTACATGACATTCACCGTTGATGAATTGAAGGAGAGAATGAAGGAGAGGGAGAGTCCAGATGATATCCTTGATCTTCTCTCTCCTACCACAGATGAACTTGTAGAGGCGCTAGCCTATATGCTTGATGATAATTGTAAACTACAGGAGGAACTACAGAGTAGGTATGAATAGTTATCAAGTTGTTATGAAACCACCACGAGGATATACTTGAGGCGCACCCAAGTATACAGAGTTTGTACGTTCTCTAAGGTAAAGACGTACATCTCCTTTTATTCATTAACACCCCTATACCTCAACGGTTAGAGGACCTCCCTTATAAGGGGGCCATGGCTGGTTCGACTCCACCTAGGGGTACCATATGGAGGGCACTATTGAAAGAGATATTAGTAATACCTGATCCCCACGACCAACCCAACACAGACAAGACCCGCTTCCTTATCGCTGGTCGTCTTGCGGTACATCGGCAACCAGAGAACATCGTATGCCTAGGTGATTGGGCAGAGATGGGGAGCCTTAGTAAGTATGACGTAGGCAAGGTTAGTGCAGAGGGTAAGAGGTACTGTGATGATGTACGGTCTACAAAGGATAGTTTGGCCCTGTTTAATCAACCCATAGAAGAGTACAATAATACACACACCCGTTGGAAGAAGAAGAAGTATACACCTAAGAAGATTATGAATATTGGGAATCATGAGGATAGGGTTAGTCGTGCAGCAGCAGCAACACCTAGTTTGTATGGCACTATCTCAGTAGATGACCTAGGGTTTGAGGATGCAGGGTGGGAGGTATCCCCATTAGCTACCCCCGCTATGGTAGAGGGCATAGCATTCTCCCACTACTTTACATCGGGTGTCATGGGCCGACCGATTGGTGGTTTGAACCATGCCAGAAGTCTGCTGGTTAAGGGTATGTCCTCCTGTGTAGTAGGGCACAGCCACCTACGAGACATGAGTGAGGAGGTCACTATTGCTGGAAAGAAGATACTTGGTTTGGTTGCTGGTTGTTACTTTGATTATGAAATGGAATGGACTACAGAGAATAAGAGATATTGGCGTGGTTTAGTTTACTTGCGGGATGTTCAGGATGGGCAAGCCGAGCCAGAGTTTTTAAACCTTGCCACTTATTTAAAACTTAAGTATGGTGATTGATGGGGAGGGTGAGTATGATTGATTTCAAAGGATTCCAAAAGGTGCCTAGGTTATCCAGGCCCATCATAATCACAGAGAAACTTGATGGCACCAACGCAAGCATCTACATTGGTGAGGACGGTGCTTTCTTAGTTGGTAGTAAGAATAGGTGGATCACACCTGCTGTTGATAACTTTGAGTTTGCTTTGTGGGCTAATTGGAATAAGGATGAGCTATTGAAGTTGGGCCCTGGTCATCACTTTGGTGAGTGGTGGGGTAAGGGTATTAATCGTGGTTATGGAGTGGATAGTCGTACCTTCTCTCTATTCAATACCTCTAGATGGAATGAAGATAATAAGCCTGAGTGTTGTAGCATAGCTCCTGTACTATACTCTGGTGTGTTTGATTTGAGTTCTATTGGCTGCATACTGCACTACCTAAAGGTAGATGGCTCAGTAGCTAGCCCAGGGTTCATGGACCCAGAGGGTATTATAATTTATCATTCAGCATCTCGCTCTTACTTTAAAAAGACTATTAAGGATGATGAGAAACCGAAGGGTATGGTGTAGGTGATGGATGGATATCTTAAACTAGATAGGTTGGTACACAAGGGTTTGTATGAAATTGACGGGCGTAACGCAAGCATCGGTTTGTGGGACGAAGTTCGTGCCTGTTTCCACATACACCGTGAGAAGATGCACCTAACCAATACAGATACTGAGTTACATTGGGATAGTCATGATAGGTATGGTACTGTTAAGCCAATAAGGAGGATACAGGAAGAGGAATATACTGTGTATATATCTGATAGATTACTTAGTGAGTTACTAAGGGAGGTTGGCTAGGCGTAACGATGTATAGTTCTTATCACACATTATATCTTATTTAAATAGTTCCTATTTAGGTATGGAAGTTATACTTATTTAGAGGGAGATAAGTCAATATGCAGGTTAATATACTTAATGAGCATGGGTTGGAAGAGGCTGCGTTGGGGATGTCCCTATCATTTAAAGATCGTGCTATCGAAGTTA